AACGCGCTCTTTCGGCAATGGAAAGCGGTGACTACAAGGTAGCTGCTACAGAATTTTTAGACTCCAGATGGGCCAAACAAGTTGGTGGCAGAGCATTAGAACTTAGTGACTTAATTAAAACAGGCGAGTATGTAGAGTAATGCCTTACAAAAAAGTACAGTTTAAAGCAGGAGTAGATCGGGAAAACACTCGCTATGCAGCAGAAGGTGCTTGGTATGAGACTGAAAAAGTGCGCTTCAGACGTGGTTTACCCCAGAAAATTGGTGGTTGGGAACGACTGTCTGCTAATACTTATCTAGGAGTAGCACGCTCCTTACATAACTGGGCTACTTTAAGCCTTCAAAACCTTGTTTCTGTAGGTACTAACCTTAAATACTATATAGAACGTGGTGGAGCATACAACGACATTACTCCTATTAGACTAACTACAGCAGCGGGGGATGTTACTTTTGCGGCTGTAAACGGCGATGCCACTATTACTGTTACGGATACAGCTCATGGGGCTGTTGTAGGAGATTTTGTTACTTATTCGGGTGCGGCGAGTTTGGGTGGGGTCATCACAGCGGCAGTGCTTAATCAAGAGTATCAGATAGCTACTATAGTCAACGGTAATTCTTACACCATAGAAGCCAAAGATACTTCTGGTAGTACTGTGTTGGCTAGTGGATCAGATACAGGTAATGGAGGCTCCAACACTGTAGGTACTTACCAAATTAATACTGGAAACGAAATAGAAGTTCCGTTTACGGGTTGGGGTGCAGGTACGTGGGGACAAAGCACTTGGGGCAATGGCGGTATTACTCTTGCTGGAATGCGTCTTTGGAGTCAAGCCAATTTTGGGGAAGATTTGTTTTTTGTCCATAGAAACGGCGCTTTATATTACTGGGATGCAAGTAGTGGTGTTACCACAAGAGGGGTGTTAGTAAGTTCTTTAGGTGGTGCAGCACAAGTACCTACTGTAGCTAATATTGCTTTTGTATCAGATATATTTAGGTTTGCTTTTTGTTTTGGTGCAAATGCTATAGGTAGTGCTACTTTAGACCCTATGCTTTTGCGGTGGTCTGACCAAGAGAATATTGCCGATTGGAATCCTACTTCTGTCAATCAAGCAGGAAGTCTTAGTCTTTCCGAAGGCACAGAAATAGTTCAGGCTGTACAAGCACGGCAAGAAGTACTGGTGTGGACTGATTCAGCTATGTATGGCCTACAGTATTTAGGTGCGCCTTTGGTGTGGGGTGCAACTCTATTGGGGTCTAATATTACTATAGCCAGCTCCAATGCAGCCGTGTACTCCAATAACATTGCCTACTGGATGGGAACAAGTAAGTTTTATTACTACGATGGCACAGTTAAAACATTGCCTTGCTCGGTACGCAGCTATGTATTTGATGATTTTAATAGTCAACAAACGGAACAAATAGTATGTGGGTCTAACGAAGAATTTGATGAAATATGGTGGTTTTATTGTTCCTCTGGGGTAACTCGTAATGACCGGTACGTTGTGTATAACTACGTAGAAAACATTTGGTATTACGGCACGTTGGCACGTTCTGCATGGCTAGATTCGGACTTACGAGATTTCCCAATAGCTGCTGGGTTTGACGGTAAACTAATTAATCAAGAAAAAGGCGTGGATAATAATGAAACGGGTACTCCAACAGCCATAACAGCCAGTATCACCTCTTCTCAATTTGATTTGGATGACGGTGATAAATTTATGTTAATAAACAAAATGTTACCTGATTTAACCTTTGAAGGTTCTACAGCAGGTTCTCCCAGTGCTGTTGTTACTTTGTTGCCGTTAAAAGATTCTGGGTCTGGGTACTATAACCCTGCTTCAGTAGGAGGTAGCGATAACGCTGCCGTAACTCGTACCGCTGTAGCACCGATTGAAGCTTTTACTGGTATGGTAGATACACGGGTACGAGGTAGGCAAATGTCCTTTAAACTGGAGTCTACGGAGGTTGGAGTTACTTGGAAGTTAGGTGTACCTCGTTTACAGATGCGCCCTGATGGTAGGAGAGGTTAGTGGCTAACGACCTTATAAATCAGGTTACTAACCCAGCTCTTCCTGTTGCTCCAAGAGAAACCTCTCTAAGTACTTATTTAGATGACTTAAATAATATTCTACGTTTATTGTTCACCGGCCTAACAAATACTGTAAACTTGTTATCTGGAGATTACGGGGGGCGTTTTATTAGTACCCCCAATGGTAAGTTCTTCTCCACAGTAGATCAAAATGCAGCGATAGTAAATACAGCTTACGCATTACAGTTTGAAAATACGTATTTAGGGGAAGCCATAACCATAGCTGGAGGCTCTAACACCCAAATAACTCCAACTTATTCAGGAGTTTACAACTTTGAGCTTTCCGTAGAGCTGACTAGTACTAATGCTAACTCAAAAGAACTGTCGTTTTGGGTGCGTAGGAGCGGAGTAGACATAGCAAACACTGGTAGACTGCACGTAGTGGCGGGTTCTGGCGGCGTAGACGACTTTGAATATAGTTTTACGCTTGACGTACAAGCAGGGCAATACATAGAGCTTATGTGGGCAACAGACGATACAGGCATAACGATTGATTATCAGGCGGCTTCAAGTCCCCGCCCTGCAATACCGTCTACTCTAGTAACCGTACATTTGATTTCAGCATTGCCTGAAACACTACCGACACCGTAGGGATAGGTATGGCTGACGATTTTGACATAGTAGAGCTAATAACTACAGCCCCACGAGGAGGGTATGGTGGTAATTACTCTATCGACACCCCTTCTGTAGCACAAAACGCTGCCCGTGGAGATCAAATAGATTCGGTGCTAAGAGCCATAATGGCTGAAGGTGCAGAAGCAGAACAAATGGAAGAACAGCGGCTTAAATGTGCAGCGGCGGGGGGTGAGTTCGATTCTGCTACCGGAGAGTGTGGTGTTTCTACTCTAGGAGCAGATGCCTCTATTAGTGGTGCTAACGCTATCCAAGATTACCTAACTACACTTGCTAATGATGCAGCGTTTGGGGATTTAGTTCAAAGTGCAGGTATAGCAAGCAGCGTTGCTAGTAAGTTAACAAGTCCTAGTCCTTCACAGTATGGGTATGGACTACCCCCTGCAAACCAATCTGTTATAAATAAAGTAGGGAGTGTAGTTGGGGATGGTATAAATAAAGTAGGGAGTGTAGTTGGAGATGGTATAGATGCTGTATTTGATATTTTAAATATACCTAACCCCACTAAAGTCATTGCAGCGCCGAATAGTCCGGGCGGCACAATAGTATGGGGAAGCAGTAGGGGTAGCCCTGTTATAAACACAGGTACAACTGGAGCAGGTACACAAACAGGAGTTACTACAGGAATTCCTGCTTTAGACGCGGTGCTTAATAAAGTTACTCAAGTATTAACAGGCAAAGTAACGGTTGGAGAGGTGCTAACCCCAGAGGTGCTTAGAGATATCGTAATAGCTGAAGTGGCAAGAGAAGCAGGTGTAAGCACAGACACAGTAGAAGGGGCAGTTGAAGCTGGTGGACAAATAGTAGATGTGTTGACACCCGATACAAAATTTGGTGTTGATCTTACAAAAGAGGAAGTTTTAAACGGTGTTCAACCAAAGGATGGCCCGTTTGACCCTACTAATGATACTGCATCTAAAGTCGATACACGGGATATAATAGGTGGAAGTGTAGGTTCTGACGATTACGCAATTGAAACTAAAGCAAGAGATATAATAGGTGGAAGTGTAGGTTCTGACGATTACGCAATTGAAACTAAAGCAAGAGATATAATAGGTGGAAGTGTAGGTTCTGACGACTACGAAATTGAAACCAAAGTAAAAGATATAACTTACCCCGAAGTTGATTATGGCGAATATAACCCCGAAGTTAATCTTTCTGAGACAGGTGAAATTAAAACTGGGCCAGAAATAAAAGACATAAAAGACCCTGCTGGTAGTGGTGGTAGTGGTGTTGCGTCTTTACCACAGAGTTACAGGGGAGTTAAAGAGGAACCGGGTGATTTAGTAGATATAGATTATTTGTATGACTTTGATAAAGGTTTAGATCAACCTTTTATAACCACACAAGAAGATGATGAGATGAAAAATTTACGTATATTTGCACAGGGTGGCGAAGTGGCTAACGCTGAACAAGATGCAGTAGACATGGTAACTAGAAGACCGGGAGAGTACGGTAGAAATTATTTTACCCAAGGAGCGTTTGCACCCACAGGCACTGCACTTGGTGGCGAATCTTTAGATTCCAGCAAAATACAAATACCAAAGTATACGTACAAAAGAGAGTTATTACCTGAGTTTGGTGGTCCTTCTGAAGCAATAGACCCCAGCGCTGCATTTGAGGCGCTAAGTGGGTTATTTGGGGGAGGAAGTGGAGATACTACAGCTACTACAGATGCCACAGGTAGCACTTATGATGTAACTAGTGATGTTATCGCAGGTGTTAATCCAATCTCTAGTATTGGGGATTACGCCCAAGGTGCAGCCGAAGCGGCTAGTGCTGGTATGGGTTCTGTTCAAGATGCCGCCGCTACACCTGCACCTGCACCAACACCTGCACCAACACCTGCACCAACACCTGCACCTGCACCTGCACCTGCACCTGCACCAACACCTGCACCAACACCTGCACCTGCACCTGCACCTGCACCTGCACCTGCGCCTACACCAGACCCTACTGCTGCGTTCAATAACTTTATATCTCCTTTTTACGGCCAGTCATTATCGCCATCACAACTTATTCAGTTAAGGGATAGTGGGTACGATTTATCTAACATTGCTAGTACGTTAGGGGTAGATGCAACTAAGTTAAGTAATGCTATAGCTCAAGCAGAAATGCAGAGTGTTTTTGATTTAATTGACCCGTCAGATGGTTTTCAAAAGTCAGAAGCAGATAGCGTAGCTGCGTTGATACTTGGTGGCAAAACAGGTATGGATGATGTAGCCAAGCGGTATGACCTAGATAGCATGGATGTAATAGAAGCTATGCTAAGAGGAGGGTATGAAACTCCAGCACAAATGGCAGAGCGTTTAACATTAGTTAATGAGGGTTCAGATAACATCGGCCTTACCGAAGTAGAACTTATGGAAAGTTTGTTAGTTCAAGGGCGTGCAACACCAGAAGAAATAGCCGCTTATTACGCTAATAACCAAGATTACCCTGATCTTGCAGGTGTTACGGCAGATCAAGTTCGGGAATACGCAAAGGAAAGAGGGCTTAAGGGTTTTGCACAAGGCGGCATGGCTCAAGGATACTATTTAGGTGGGCCTACTGACGGCATGGCTGACCTTATTCCTGCTACAATAAATAACTCGCAACCCGCTGCTTTAAGCGACGGTGAATTTGTAATACCTGCTGACGTGGTAAGTCATTTAGGCAATGGCAATTCCGATGCAGGAGCAGAACAATTATACTCAATGATGGATAGGGTACGCGATGAACGCACTGGAACTACTAAGCAAGGCCCAGAGATTAACCCTACCAAGATGATGCCAGCATAGGAGAATAACGATGAGTGCAGTAGGATCAGAAACATCAGCGGTTGAATCAATATCACCTTATGCCGCTCCCTATGTAACCGAAATGTTAGGCAAGGGGCAAGCTCTAGCTGCCACGCCTTACCAAGCGTATACAGGGCCGTTAACTGCTGGCCCTTCTGCATTGCAAAACCAAGCGTTTAGTGGCCTCGGTTCTTTGGGTATGCCCGCCGCAAGCGCCACAGGTTCTTTTACAGGCGCATCTTACACACCGCTTACTGCTGAACAAATTGCAGGGGGCGAAACACCTCAACCGTTTGCAGGAGCGGGGGCTAGTCCAGTACAAGCGTATATGAATCCTTACCTGCAAGCTGCGCTTCAGCCCCAGTACAATGCAGCTATGCGACAATCAGACAAACTAAAGGAAGAGATGCAAAGTCGGTATAGCAAAGCGGGTGCTTATGGGGGTGGACGACAAGCAATAGCTGAAAGCGAGTTAGACCAAGGTTTACTAAATAGGCTAGATGATATAACAGCAGAAGGGTATCTAACGGCTTATGATAAAGCCTCTGATTTATTCGGCAAAGAACAAAAGTATGGTTTGGATGCACTGCGTGCACAACAATTAGCAGGTAGAGAACAACAAGCTCTAGAACAACAAGGTGTAGCTGCTGATTATATGCAGTTTAAAGAAGAGCGAGACGACCCCTTCAAAAAAGTACAATACATGCAGTCTTTATTACAAGGGCTACCCATAGAAGCAGTGTCTCGTGACTACATAGAACCTAGTGGTTTAAGTCAATTTCTAAGTGATTTAGGTTTAGTAGGAGCTACTGGGTCAGCACTTTTTGGTCCAGAGGGCATGTTTGGTGAAGGCGGTTTCTTTAATAAAAGTTAAAAGTAAAGGCATAAACCATGATAAATATTCAAGAAGAAGTTGATACTTATGAAGGCATGGGATTACCTGCACTGCAAAAATTGCAGCAGCAGAACCCTAAGTTACTTGTTGGTATTGCCCTAGAAAACTTAGAAAAAACCGTACAAGAAGATCAACGTGCAAAGTTGATGGGTACTGGAGAAGTTGGTCCTAGTGTCATAGATAAAAAACTTATGGGTTTAGGTAATTTAGGACAACAAGAAGCTTTTGCTACTGCCCGTCCGGGGCTTCAACAACGTGGTAAACAAATGCAAGCAGCCCAAATGCGTAAAGCAATGGGTATGCAGCCGGGTATGCAACGAGGTATGCAACAAGCTCCCATGCGTATGGCTGGCGGTGGGATTGTTGGGTTTGATGATGGCGGTAATGTTAGAGAAGAGCGACCTGAATATGGGGAAGGCATAAGTAGTTTAGACGAGCTGTTGAAAAAAGACCCGCGCCATATACAAATAGGAAGAGAAAAAGGTAAGGGCTTTATGGGTAACAGACAACCTATTATTGGGTTAATGGAAAGGTACAAACCTGAGTTTGTAAATAACTTTCTTATGAATGAAAAGTACTATAAAGACGCGCTTAAAAACGCTGATCCAAGGTACAGAGATGTTGCTCAACAAACATATGATAATTTTTTGTCTGGTTTGAAATCAAGAGCATCAGGACTTAATTTTTTAGCCGACCTAGAAATGATAAGAGGTGGACCTAGTGATTATCAAACCTCTTTAAGGAGGGAAGAAGGAGAAAAATTTCGGCAAAATGTGCACGACATTATAGATAAAAAGAAAGCAAAAGGCGAAACGTTAAACGGAATGGAACAGCTTTTTGAAGCTACAAGGGGCGATGGAATGGCTGGCGGTGGTGTTGTTGGTTTTGCTAACCGTGGTTTAGTACAAGCAAGTGACGTAGATATAGAAGACCTTCTTACCGCTTTGATGATGACGGAAAGCGGAGGTGACCCCGATGCAGTTGGTGGTGTGGGCGAGTTAGGTGCGTATCAAATTAGACCTTCAACTGCGGCACAACCGGGATTTGGTGTAACTCCTTTTACAGGCGATCTTTTTGACCCCGAAGCTAGTCGAGATTTTTCTAGAGAGTACCTTCAAGCCTTGATTGACCGTTACGATGGGGATGTAGAAGCAGCTCTTATTGCGTATAACGCAGGTTACCAAAATGCCGATAACTTTGTATCTACTGGTAGAGACTATGAAGGACTGCCTCACTCTGACATAACTCAACCTTATATAAGAAAGATACTAGGTCAAATGGAAGGCCAAAGTGATGAAGAACGTAGACGAGGAATGAATGTGTCTCCGGGGTTAGCTGCGGCAGAAAGAAGAAGAACACTACGAAACAATCCAGCTATAGGTTCTTTACGTGGCGTAGGAAGAAGGCAAGAAGAAAGTGATGAAGAACGCAGACGAGGGGTGAATGTATCTCCGGGGTTAGCTGCGGCGGAAAGAAGAAGAATACTACGAAACAATCCAGCTATAGGTTCTTTACGTGGCGTAGGAAGAAATCAAGATCAAAGTGCTCAAGGTGGAATAGGTTACCTTCAATCCATAGGTAGAAAACAAGAAGAAGAAGCAAAACGTGCTAGTAACTTTTTAAAGATGATGCAAGGGCAAGAGGACATGATTGCTAGGGCTAATCCTGCTACCAACCTTGAAGGCATCGACATTAACGAAGAGTTTGTAGTTGAGGGCGGTATGGAAAGCCCTGCACAACGTATGAGGCAAGCTTTTCCGGGCGCTGCCAATGCAGCGGCTCGTTATGCCATGAGTCCAAAAGATACCGCTCCACAAAAAACCAGAGGCAATAATCTTTTTACTAATGTTAGAGATGACTTCAGTGAAATTTTAGATTTTGTGCAGGGTTTATTTAACGAAGGTGGTGAAGTTAGAGGTTTCCAAGAAGGAGATTTAGTAGAGTTAGAGGGTGGTGAACAAGGAGTGCCTATTGAGTCCGTAGTTAAAGATGAAGGTAAGTTATCTCAAATATACAATTTCGCTGCCGAGAATCCGGGGTTACTATTAAGTATGGGGCTTATGCTTGTACCCGGTGGTGGTTTATTTGCATTAGGTCGCGCAGGGGCGGCTGCGGCTAAATATGCACCTAGAGGATTAGCAGCTTTGAAAGGTAGCTTTGGTCCGGGTGGTGTGTTTGGCGCAGGTAGTAAGACACGTAATGTATTATCTAGCCCGTTTACTAAACGTAATATTGACCCTAGGATTGGGGTACGTGACCCCGGTTTAGGTAAAACCGTAAGTATGAAAGAAGCTATGAAACCACGGGGTAAAGTATCAAGAGGTAGAGATAAAAGCGGTAAGCTATTACCAAATGCTCCTGCACGAGATCCATTAGTTGCTCCTAGAGTTTTTAGCCGTTTACAAACTGCACGTTCAGGTGCGGGAGTAGGATTAGGCGCGGCAGGTTTAGGCAGTTTTTTTGGTAGCGACGAAACAGCCGCACAAAACCCTGAAGCGCTTACAGAGGATATGCAGCGTTTACAACAAGAATTACCTAATGTGTACGCCGGTTTGAAACAAGGAACTTCAAAGTACGCACAGGATAAAGCAACGCGCAGTAGAGAAGGTGCTGAAAATGCCCGTAATAGGATGCAGGGCAAAGGGGGGCAGGAAGACAGAGGGGGTATTCTAAGTCGTCTTGGTTCAGCCCTTTCCTCTGACCGAGCTAATAGTCTTTATGATGCGTTTCAAACATTAGGCATGGCAGGTGGTGCTGCTAGAGGACAAGAAGGTACTCAGCTAATAGCTAACCAAATGGCTAGAGACTTCCAGCAACAAGAACTGGATACTATGCGTGAAAGAATAGACGTGGATAGAGAAGCCTTTGCTACACAAGAAAGGTTAGCTCAGTTTGATTTAATCCAATCCTTAGTTGGTTCCGTAACTTTTGATACTTTAGCTGAACGAGTAGCAGAAGAGCTGCAACAAGAGGTACAAAGCACAGAGGTGCAAAATGAAACATTAAAGAGGTTACTGGGTGCTATTACTGAGGCTGCTCCGGGTTTATTTATTGGAGGCGGCGGTGCTACTGGAGGCGGTGGTGGTACTGGAGGCGGTGGTAGTTCCGTAGTACGAGATGCGCTCAACGTCGTAGGGGAGTAAAATGTCCGACTTGGAGCGTCTAGCAACTTGGATAGTAGATAACCAAGATAAAAAAGGCACGCCCGCATTTAGTACTGTAGAAGCTGGTTTTAGGGAGTTATATGCTTCACAACCCGCACCCACTACACCTGCACCTATATCTCCCCTTGCATCTCCCCCTACGAGTCGTCCGTTACCTGACGCAAGAGAAAGGTCGTTTGTAAAGGAAGCATTCGATCCTGTTATTCAGTTGGGTAAAGGAGCTGTTACAGGCACTCGTTTTCTTACTGATGTTTTTGGGGCAGATAACCCCGTATCCCGTACTCTAAGTGGTGTAGAAGACACCCTAGATAGTTTGCTTTCTGCTCAATCCAAACGCGACCAAGAAGAAATAGCACGCATCATGGAAGAAGCAGAGAATAAGGGCATGGGTGCTCAAGTCATGGCAGGTTTACAAGCCTTAACCGTTGCTCCTGTAGATTTAATAGCTAACGCATTTGGTACGTCTGGACCTACGTTAGTAGCAGGTGTACTAGGTAGTGTAGCGGGCCTACCCGCTTTAGGTGTGGCTACTGGGGTAGGTGTACTTACCGGAGTTGGTATTAGTAAAGACGCTGCTTACGATGCTGTTTTTCAAGAATTAGTAAATGCCGGTATATCTGAAGCACAAGCTAAAGAAGCTGCACAGGAAGCACAAGCGTACAGCGGAGAAAACCTAGACAACATTGCATTTGGTGGTTTCCTTGGCGCTTTAGCTGCAAGAGTGGGAATAGAACCAAAAATACTTACCCGTGCAGTAGGTCAAAAGTTAGCGGGTGGTGTATCTGAAACAGGGCTAAAGAACGCAACTAAAGCAGGGATTATAAAAGAAGCATCTCGCACAGCGTTAAAAGAAGCATTACCTGAAGCCCTACAAGGTGGACAGGAACAGTTCACTCGTAACGTAGCCTTGCAACGAGAAGGGTTTGACGTACCTACATTCAGAGGTGTGACAGGGGCTGCTACCTTAGAAGGTGCAGTCGGTGCGCCTGTTGGAGCAATAAGCTCAGTAGGTTCAGATGCAATAAAACCAAGAGGCACAAAACTTGGAGAGGTAGAAGAACGTCTAGCTACTCTAGCGGAAGAGCAAACAATAAAAGCACAAGAAGAAGAAACTGAACGTGAAAAAAGAAAAGCTTCAAAGACCGAACTAGATGAGTTCCTTCAGTCCTATGAAGAAACTGCACAGGAAGAAGAAAAGCAAGAGTCTAGGGTCAAAGCCGCTATAGCAGCCGAATTAGACGTAGATATAAACAGCCGCAAAGTAGAAAAAGAATATCAAAAAAGAGTAAGAGAAGCTGAAGATAAAGCATCGGGAGAGTTTGCTGACTCAGAAAGCTATGCAGGGCAACAAAAACTAAAAGCTGCTGAAGAACAAATAAAACTTGGAGCTATGAACGATGCGAGTCCAAGGGATCAAGCATACATAGAGGACGCACTAGAGGGAATGCTTGGGCCAGAGTTACAACAACTGGCTGAACAAACACTTGGAGCTGATGGAATAGAGGCTGTAGAAAACAGAAGGCGAGCATTAGAAGATGCGTTAGCAGGGCGGTTAGGACCACAGTTTAAACAACGTGCCGAAGAAAGGCAAAGAGAGCTAGAAGAAGAGGAAGATGTTGAACTAGTAGATTCTTTATCTTTAGATGCTGATGAACGAACAGCTATGGATGTTTTTTTAGAAGGACTTGAAGATCAACCAGATAGAATAAAAAGTGCTTTCCTTAAAGAAGGTAGTACCAAAGAAGGTTTAGATGCCCTTAATAAAAAACTTAATTTTGGTCTTAATGAAAAACAACAAACAACGTTTAGAAAAAGATTTGGAGCCATACAGCAAGAAGAAAGCGATGCCTATGATTTATATGACACAGAAATAAGAAAACTTTTAAAAGAAGGAGGTTACGATTCAAATAAAGACTATGTATATCCTTCTGGAAAAAAACAAACAGGACAGAATAAAAAATCTAATTTTGTAATATTTTTAGAAGAACAAGACAAAGCAATAGCCCAAGAAGCTCCTCTTCCCCCAGAAGGCTCAGATTTTATTGCATCTTTTAAGCAACGTATTAAAAAAGCATTTCCAAAAGTACCTGTAGCTACACGTACAGAAGACATAGAAGCAGTAAATCAAACACGAAACAAACATAAAAATATTTTAAATCAAGTATTTGCTGTAGATGTTAGAGGCAACGTAGCAAAAAAAGGTGGTGATCCGGTCAGACTAGTAGAAAAACTGGCTGAAAAAGAAAGTTTAGAGGAAACATATAAGAAAGAGTTAAAAAGTTTTGATGCTAACAAAGAAAGTAATTTAGCTGCTTTAAAAGAAGTAAGAAAGGAAAGACCCTCTGGAAAAAAAGCGATAGCTGCAAGTAAATATTTTAAACTTCCGGTGGTTAAAGGTACTCCAAAAGCAGGGCTTTATGAAATAGCGTACGACCTTGCCAATAGTCCAGACAGCATTGTAGAAGAATTGCAACCTATTACTATTAAACAAGATATAGATGTTAATCCCCCGAGTTCAGTACCAACTCGGTTAAAAGGCGTAATAAGTAGAATTCCAGAAGAGGATTTAAACGAAGTTATTAAAAACCGTACCGCTGGATTGAAGAGGGGCACAATAACACGCACTACTTTAAAAGCAGAAGGACTGCGAGACGCGGCTAGTTGGGTTTACTTTGAATCAGAACTTAGCCCCGAAGTAAAAAAAGAATTTGCAGAGTTAGTAGCAAGATTTAGAGGAGAATATAGAGAAGACATTATAAATGCTGCTTTTAAAAAACAATTAGATACAGAAGCGGACGTTAGAAAAGCGAAAGACGAAGCAGACAGAATAGCAGATGAAGAAGCAACAGAAAAAAGAAAGCTAGAAACAGATGAAATCGTCAAAGAATTTAAAGATTTGGGGGTCAAGGTTACAAGAAGAAGTGCGTTAGTAATAGCAGTGCGAGACACAGACGTTACAGTAGCGGAGGTTGTAGATGAACTTAAAGGAGACACGGAGTTTGCAAGGGGAATAACGCAAGCTGACGAAGATACAAAGGCTAATATAGAAACCCTTCAAAGGCAAGTGGAAGGAGTACTTACTGCGTCAGACTATGATGTTATTAGAGATGAAGCCATAAGACGTACAAACGAGGTAATGACTGAAAGATATAAAAATAAATCGTTAAAAGATTTTCCTAGTGACAGAGGGAAAGAATGGGAGCTTGAATTTATAAAGGAAACAAAATCATTACAAGATATAGTTTTAGCAGGGAAAAAAGCAGCGGTAGAAAAAGCACGGATAGAACAGAAACGACTAGACGCGGAGCGCATAGCTGGCGTAAAAGCAAATTTGGAGCAAGATCAGAAAGACTATCTAGCAACCGGACGTAAAGTAACAGAAGTCCCATTCGCTGGTGACATTATAGCAGGAGAAGTAGTAAAAAAACGTACAGCAACTGCACCTGATAATAAAAAATTCAAATCAAGAAAGTCTCTACCTGATACTAGCGTAGACCCTGTAGTAGCAGAAGCAGCTCGGACAGGTAACCTTAATCGAACTATTAAAGCGATTATAGATTCAGAGCCTAAAGAAATAAGACCCATTATCCGTAAGCTACGCGATATGGCTACAGGCGTTAAGATACGTTTGCAATCTTTTTCTGACCCAGAAGAAACAGGTCGGTATTACTATGATGAAAAAGTAATAGCTTTAGACCCCGAACGTGGGCTTAACAAAGAAACTGTATTCCATGAACTTTCTCACGCAGCTTTGGATAAAATTTTAGCTGATCCTAATTCTAAAGAAGTAAAACAACTTTTTGATTTTTACTCTTCGATAAAGACTCAAATGGGGGATGCGTATGGAGGCAATGATCTTTATGAGTTCGTTGCAGAACTATTAGGTAGCTCTAAGTTTCAAAACTTACTTAAAGAAATAAAAGCACCGGAGAGTAAATCCCTTTGGGATACTATAGTAGAAACTATTCTAAACTTTCTTGGTATACGTAAAGGGCAAAGTGCATACGACAAGTCCCTTAAGTTTTTAAACGATATATTAACTGCACGGCCCTCCATAGAACCTTCTTCTGCGGAAAGTGTATTCCTTGGTAATGAGAATCCAGATGTAGCTTTTAAAGAAGTGTTAGCTAATTTTCCTCCTTACCGCGCTCGTCGTTTAAAAGAAGCAATGGAAAATGTAAAAGGACCAGAGGCAGGGAAGATAAAAGGTATTTTATCAGGTGCGGCACGTCTAGATAATTTGTTTGATTTGTACAAAAAAGAATTACCCGGCACTAAAGAAATTATAGATAACACCGAGATGCGTCAAGCAGAACAAGAAAGAGGTATAGAAGCGGCTAATAAAAAGTATAACGACTTTCATATCATATCCCATAAATTTAAAGCTGCTTACGAAGCAATGGGTAAAATGGCTATGGAGATGAGGCTTGCACGAGTGGATATATTTAAACCTCCTCCTAACCCTGCCTCCTCTAATATAACAAGTAAGAAAGCAAAAGCTAAAGTAGAGGAAGAACTAAAAGCCTACAATAAAGGAAAAGCTGCTTTTGAAAAAATAGGAAAGATGGAAGGCGGAAAGTCTGTACAAAATATGTACAAAATTATGCGTACTGATTTTGATAGAATGTATAACGATTACGTAGATGTAGTTTTGTCTAGTATATCAAACTCACAACTAAGGCAAGAAATAGAAAAGAAATTTGATGAAGCTCCCCCTATAGCAGGGTACATACCTTCTCGTAGGTACGGAGAGTTTATACTAGTTTATAAAGACAAAGACACAGGGAAGAAAACTGTAGTTGCATTTGAGTCTCAATCAAAAAGAAACGAAGAGATAAAAGCACGGGGGTTAACTGAACGTTTTGATATACAAGCTGACCTAGAAAAAGCTACCACGGACGAAGAAAAAGAAGCCTTGCGTAAAAGAAAACGTGATGCGGATCTAAATGAAAATGAATACTACACCGTAAATAGTATAAAAGATTTAGCACGTAAAACCTTACCACCCGAAGGTTTTGTTGCAGATGCGATGCAAGCAGTTAAAGACAGCGCAAAAGAGTTAGGTTTAGGCGACAAACAAAGTGATATTTTAGCTACAGATGTATATGAAGCGTACGTAGATTTGTTTCCAGAGTCTTCTGTAATGCAAAGTTTTAGAAGTTCTGAGGACGTATTAGGACCATCTGAAGACGTGCTGCGTGTGTACGGAGACACAATGGTTAAGTGGTCACGTAAACTAGCAGATATAAAATATAACGGTAAGATACAACAAGGGTTTAACAGAGTAAGAAGTCAGGGCGCAAGTTATGTTCAAACTGATTCTTCAGACCCTACGGAATTAACCATACAATCAGTTGCCGAAAACATAGCATCAAGAGAAGATTTTACTTTAAACCCTACTTACGGGTTCCTTGCTTCTAAAGCTACTAGCGGCAGCTACTTTATGTATATGTCGGGTAACATATCTTCTGCGTTAGTTAACTTAAGCTCCGTTCCTTTGATGTCTTACCCCATACTTGCGGGTCGTTTTGGTACTGTAAAAGCAGCCGCTGCGCTCACGACAGCGGGTAAGGTAGCTGTAAACTCTGATTGGGGTTCTGATCCTAAGTATCAAACTTTGTATAAAACACTAAGCGATCACGGTCAGCTACGACACACCTTAGAAAGAGAAGTCTTAGAAGGGGCTAGACAAACCACTGAACAATATAGAACTGGCACAGCTAAACTACTTAGTTTTCTTTCTTGGCCTATATCTGCAACGGAACGTTATAACCGTGCTACTACTGGAGTAATGGCATACGACTTGATGAAGGCTGAAGGCAAGTCGGACCAAGAAGCAGCAGACTACGCACTGAAAATAGTTAAAGATGTAAATACTTCAGGCATGGCTACGACTGCACCCAAATGGATGCAGAATGATATAGGCCGTGTCATGTTTACGTTTAAAGGTTTTATTTGGCAAAGCGCTTTTGTTACAGGAAGGGCGATGCACCAAGTGCTAAAAGGCCAAGATGCAGCAACAAAGAAAGCAGCTCTTAAACAATTATTTCTTATGTATGGCATGAGTTACGCCATAGGTGGACTGTTTGGGCTACCTTTTTTTGGAGCACTTGCAACGTTAGTTAATATAGTTGCAAGTGTATATGATATGTTTGATGATGAAGAAGATGCGCCATTCAACGCTCGTCAATACTTAGTGCAGGAACTGGGTTTATCTGAACTAATCCTTAAAGGTCCAACTAATCGTTTCCTAGATGTTGAAGTATCAGGAAGAGCTAGTATTGCAAATGGTATAGGGTTTAGAGAAGACCCTTATGAGATAGAAAAGTTTGGTTATGCCCCTGCTATGTTTCTTCAAATGCTTGGTCCTATGGGGAGTTATGTTATGGATGCTCCTGAGAACATAAATCTTGCGTTTAATGAAATATCAAAAGGAGATTTGGGTAGAGGGTTTGAACGATTAGCACCTAGCTTTTTACGTAATGGGTTTAAAACTATGCGTTTCTTAGAAGAAGGCGCTAGAACAAAAGATGGTCGTCCTATAACTGAAGATTTGGAGGCTCATAATTTGTACATGCAAGCGCTTGGGTTTACTCCCGGTAATTTATCTTTTACTTATGAGACACGGGCACTTGCTAAACAATATGAAAATGCGGTAATGAAAAAACGTTCTGAGTTATTGCAAGCACGTTATTTGGCAATTACTACTGGTGACAGAGAACTACGTAAGCGTGTAGATGAACGTATAAGTAGCTTCAGAAGGTCATACCCCAGACTAATTACTAATGATACGCTTACCCGTTCATACAAATCACGTAGAGCAGCGGAAAGAGAGTACATAGCAGGTATACGTTTTAACCGTAACTTCAGACGAAACCTCGACCCTTTCTTCCGCAATTTAGAAAACATAAGTTATTACGGTGGTATCAGCTAACTCTCCACATACGTACACCCCGCACTCCGTCTTCTACTGTTATTTTAGTAGTCACTTCGTACTTAAGTCTTTTAGCTTCCGCCAATAAAATCTGTTTAGCTTCTACTGGTTTTAAACATGGGATAAAAAACGACCATCCCTTTTTAAACTTTTTCCAGTTGATCTGGTATTCCACCTTCTCTATCTGCATCTTCTTTAACTTTCTCTACCACTTTTGACATATCTATGAATTCAGAATGAGATGCGTCAAACACCACACATCTTTGTGCGGGTGCTGTAAACGCCATACCTTTTGACATTCTTTTATTTACAGTTTCGATGAATATACCACGCGTCCCTAAATCTTTTATAAAGGCTTTATAGTCTGTGTAGTCTTTATCTAACGCATCCCGCAATTTTTTTACAGGTATAAATAATTTTTTTGTATCTGGTTCGTAGCGTAAAACTAATTCGCCAAATTTAGGTTCTAGTATAGGGGCATTTTGTTTTTGGTTGCGTTTATCTTCGTCGCCATTAACCATTAACAGCCTGTTAAAATTGTCTACGATAAAAGCCCCAAGTACAGATACGTAAGAATCCACAGGTGCTGTAGTTTCTTCCCTTAATATTTGTATAAGTTCAGCAGCTTTTTTGTAGATGCGTCCCATGTCAAATTTTATTATACCTAATTGGTTTGCAATCAACCCACCTGCTATGTTGGCTGCAATAATAGCTGACCAGTTCCTTTCTCGTGATGTCAAACGTAATTCTTTGTCTATTTTGTTTTGCACCATTATTACTTTTTTCTTAACTTTCTCTGGGTTTGCTATTATATATTGTATAAAAGGTACAATAGCGTGCCCGTAGTTTTCATTTAACTGCCTGTCAAACAAGTCCTTTCCGTTTTTAGTAACAATTTCACCCGCATGTTCTACGTTAAATTCAATAATCCTCATAAGTTCACCTTCAGGTAAACCTTTCTTTGCCATCAAACGTTGGTAAAACGGAGAGTTAGCTGTAGTTAAAGTTATATTATTCCATGTAGTATAGTTCTCACGGTTACCACTTATGTCGGCTCTACCTTTGTCTTTACCTTTCCCTTGTGATATTTCATAAGCAAAGTTACTTACTTCTTCGCCATCCATGTTGCTAAGTTCGTCAACAGTATGAACTATATTATTTAGTATCCCCAATTTGTTTATACGTGATACTTGGGTGTCATTAAATTTACCAAGCAATTCTTTAGGGTGTCCGTATATACTATTAGCCATGCGTAGCACTGTAGTTTTACCAGTACCTGCGTTCTTATGCACAAGGCTTATAACTGCTCCGCTTTGTCCTGTAATCTTTAGCAAGGGAGAGCCAAACCCAGACAGCGCAGCGAATGCTTGCACTTCTAGCCCTTTCTCATTATATAAATTAAATACTTCTTGCCATTTCTCAAGAGTGCCTCTTGGTTCGCAATAAGCTACGTACGCTTTAGTTACTGAAGAAGCAGGAGAGTGATACACCCCATCCACGGTTATCTCTCTTTCCCCGACGATAAACTTAGTGTCGCCATCTGCCCACCCAAATTGTCTTCTCATTGTTTCTGATGCCTTTTCTTGTTGCTGTAATCTAATGGAAGTAGTTACGTACTCGTGAAGAAATCCTTGGTTTGATACACCTGACACTACTCCGTTTTTTGCAAGAGTTCTTATAAGCAGTCTTTTTTCCAACCCATCGTTAGGTATGGAAAACTCGCGCACACCGTCATGTGGAGAATGAAACACAAAAACAGATTGGTATCCATCCACGTCATCCCACATTTGTTTCTTTAAATAAAAGTCGTGGTCATATATAAACTGTGCATCGTCCCCATCCTTTTTGTATACGCCTCCATTTTGCCCCCTAAAGTATGGTTCAAATTTATTAATGGGACTACTGGTGGCTTTCTTTACTATTTTACCTAAGTTGTATGGACCCTTAATCTCTTTATTGTTTTTGTGTACGCATTCTTTACAGCCATCAGGATTATTCTTTTTAAATTCTTCACAAGAATGCGGTCCTTTTATGCCAACAATTTTTCTTTCTACAGTAGCGTAGTCGTAATCAGCATGTCCTATGGATACACTATGCACAGCTTTAGCGCCGTCATCACAAAATTTAGCCACAGACAACGCATCAAACCATCGTGGTTCTATAAGAGTGTCTCTATTTATAAGACTATCTTTTAGCTGTAGGCACGGGTCTTTACGGCCTACTATTTTAGAAAACTTATAGTTTGTATTCTGATCGAATAGTTTTTCTAACGCGTTTGGTGTAAACGTATTACTCTTTTTCTTCACTACTAAAGTAGGGTCTACGCCGAGCAACTCGCGTATATAATCAGGTGTATACCGTTTGGTATTAGGATTTCTGACTACTACTTCTCTAGGAGGAGTACCCTTATGATTAAAGGTGCCCGGTACACGTAGTATCCGTGCAGCGTCAAAAACTCTAGGGTCAGCATAAAACTTCTGCGTAACGCAGATGTCCTTCAGTCTATTTGCTATAGGTTGCCATTTCTCTGTAGGCACTTCTTCAGTAAAAGCCCAGTATACGTGCAAACCATATCCTGAATTTACTATTACTGGTTCAGGTAAACCGACGGTTGTACTAAATTCTACAAGTGCTTTTCCGCCTTCGTTCCTATCAGCATAACCTTGTGGTAAACCCGTAGACGTTTCTACCTTATCTGCTTTATCACCACCGCAATCTATATCTAGCCAGATAGCTCCAAGTGATTCTACATTGTCTACTCTTCTGTTTCCTTTTTCTTTAAGTTTACCTAACGCAAAATAAACATCTAAACCTTGCTCTGAAAAAGCATCCGCCATTTCGTGTGCTTCTTCTAAGCTATCAGTAAACCTTGGTACTGGTTTACCTTCCTTCATGCCGACCACACTATAGATGCCGCCTTTTGGTACGACATGATCTAGCAGGTCATATTTATTCATCTTTTTAATTCATCTATTAGTTCTTGTATATAAAGAGTTAATTCTTCTTTAGGTTCATGCGTTCCCATAAACCAGTTGTACACGGTTTGCCTGCTGACTCCCAACTGGGAAGCTACGTCAATGACAGGTACTTCGTGTTTAATACACACCCTGCCTAACTTAACTCCCAGAAGAGAACCATCTGCTTGCTTATTCAGACTACCGAGACGTGTCGTATAGCCGTAACTCATTAGTCTTCATCACCCCAATTTGCAATGATGTCTTCGATGTCGTCATCATCATCGTCGTCATCTTTTTTCTTTTTACGTTTGACAGGTTCCTTAACTTCTTCCTCGTCATCAAAAGGGTCTGCTTCAGGTTTTTCTTTTACTTCTGCATCAACTGATTCAAAAGGATTTGATGAGTCTTCGTCTGCTGTAAAGCCATCTTCTTCATCGAAAGGTGAAGGAGCCTTATAAGGTACATAGTTAAGCACCTGTACGCCCCGAAGCCTAAGAGATACACCTGTTGCTCCTGATGCTTCTATTTTATAAGGTATAAACTCTACTGCTATGTTTACTATACTACCTGTAGTAAGCATAAAGTCCGGGCCTAACGCTTTGTTCTTCGCATCAAACTGTAAAGGGGGAGATGTTGGAACACCGTCATAAGATGCTTTACGAGTAGTTTTCCCTGCAAAAGTACCATCATCTAACTTCTTAAAGTTAATTTCTAGTTTCTTAGGCCAGCTTTTGTCACGTCCCGGTGCGTTGGTATACGCATCTTGCATTAACTCATGGAGTTCTTTTGCTTGTGCTTTATTCATTACAAAATCTAAATCGTAACTACTACCTTGTACAGTTGCATCACATGGAACGCTTTTACCATTTGCCCCTGCTTTACGATCAAACTTGTATGGTTGATCCAAACGTGGGTAACGGGCTGTTACGTTCTTTATAATGTGAGATTGATTAGCCATAAATATTTCCTCTGTTTCTTTTGTTTGTTGTATATTCGCAAGCTCTTCCTCTGTTAAAGGTCGAACTGGTTTAAAAAACATTTTGTAAAAGTTTCGGTGCTGTACAAAATATATTTCGGTTAGCACATTACCAATATGTTCTTGGTTGCGCTCAAGATAAGCTACGTACTTATATAAACTCATCCTGTTATCTTCTTTTGAAAACAAACTCAAAGCACCCAGTCTGATTTCATAAAGATATTCTTCGGAAAGAAAAGCTACCTTAATCTTAGTAAAAAATTTACAAGCAGCTCTTCCTCCAACACCTGCGTTCTTTATACTTTTACTACAGTCTAAACAACGCGGCGCTTGCTTGTTACTTGCCAAAACTGCTTCGTCTGGAAAGTCACAATTAGAAGACCAACATTTTAATTCACTATCTAATCCGTAGTAGTTTCTAGATAGAATACCCGGATCAACTATCACTACATCTAATGAGGTTAAAGACTCATAGGTGTACGGATGAACAAACCGCCCCTGTTGTGTTTTTATCCTTCTCACTTCTTAGGTGGCTTTCGTACAGAAACAATAAACTTTCTATTAGTTTGAAGGCCCGGTGGTGCAACGTCAGGGTTAGATTCTAAAAACTCTTTCATGTTAGAAGTATGCACGCGTTTCTCTAACAGATGTAAAGCGTCATTGTCTTTAAGAAAAACGTGCATTGATTCCCAATCGCTAGTCCAGAAACTAGTATGCACTCGGCGTGTAACAGTTCCATACGGTGTTCTTATACTGTCTATATTTCCTTTCTCAAGAAACGTTTGTAGTTCCTGCTCAACCTTTTCTTGTTGGGCTTTAATACTTTTTATTTCTTCTTCCTTTTCTTTTATCACTTCCCTCATCTTTATATAAATGTCGGCAAGTTGATCTGGTGTTTGCTTTTTCATCGCTCCTCCTATTAAGTCGGGACGACTAGTTTAGCAGGGAGTTTTACAGTGTCAAGTATTGATTTCCTTTCTGTACAAATCAATTATTTTATGGTGATGTTTTATGTTGGATTGCAACATATTATATAAACGTGTCTCCACTTCACTACCACGTATGTGTACAACCGTCATTGGGCTGTGTTGCCCCGGTCTGTCTACTCTAGCATTTGCTTGTAAATATGTTTCTACACTTGTTACTGGGGAATACCAAATGACTGTGTTAGCAGCGGTCAAAGTAAGTCCGTGAGATGCAGCTTGTGGTTGTATAATAAGCACTTCTATATTATCAGTTTCTTGGAAGTCTTTTATTATCTCGCTTCGTTTATTTACTGATACTTTCCCAGATATTATTTTACACGTTATGTTATTTTTATTTAGAAAATCATTTAGTAATTCTATAGTATGAGTAAAGGGTACAAACACCAGCACTTTGTTAGAAGACTCATCTATTGCTTCTTTTACTACTTTGAGTCTGTTACTAACGTCAAACTCAATTATTTGTTTATCATCCGAATAGACCGCACCCCCTGATATCTGTAATAACTTATTAAGGTTAGTAGCAGCATTGACTGAGGTTACTTGTTCCCCATCCGCTTCCATCATCATTCGCTCTTTAAGTAATTTATAGTAGGCGCTTTGTTGTTTAGTCAAAGGTGCTTCACGTTCTACATACGTAAGAGGGGGTAAGTCTAAGCATTGGTCTTTTTCAAACCTTATAGCGGGTTGTAAAACTTCATGCACTATTTTGTCTGCTGTTCTTTTGGGCTTCCATACAAACTGGGAAGCCTTGTACATTACTTGATCTCTAAATTGTCCAAAATATTTAGGTGCTTTCTTTGGGTTTACTAGCTTTGCTAAACCAAACGCATCTACAGGTGATTGCGCTGCTGGAGTACCTGTAAGCATCCAAAGCCACGGAACATCGGCAACTATATCGCGTAAGGTTTTCCATCGGTTAGTCTGTGCGTTTTTGTAAGCGTTAGCCTCATCGACTACCACCATGTCAAAGCCGCCTTTCATTATTTCATCTTTAATTACTGCAACACCATCAAAGTTAATGATGACAAACTCAGCACCTGCTTCTATTATTTTCTTTCTCCTTGCAGAAGTTCCATGAGCAACAGAGCAAGTACGGTGCATAGCAAATTTAAACAAGTCCTCTTGCCACGCCGACTTCATAATGGATAGAGGGCATATTACGAGTATGCGGTTTACTTGACCCGCGTTTATTAAATAGTCTGCTGCCCATATTACAGAAGCTGTTTTACCTGTACCTTGTTCGTTAAAACAAAAAGCTTTTTTGTTTAGCGTAAGGAAAGAAGATGTATCCTTCTGATGAGCAAATGGTTTGTACCTACCATTAAACTCATAGTCCCTAAACATAGGAGAGCTAATCTGTTTTACTTTGAGGTCAGCAAGTACTTGAGCTTCTTCTAGACCCCAAGGGATTACAATTTTGTAAACACCTTTGTCCTCTGCAAGTATTTTATAGTTCTTTACTTTCTCGGTAATGAGATGAGGCCGTTTGGTTTTAAGTACAACTGCTCTATCGTTAACTATTTTCACTTTTTCTTACGCTCGCGTTTACTAGTCTCAGACACTAACTTACCGTTAGAGTTCCGTTTAAATGAA